CCAGAGATAGTTAGCTTGTTCCCATTGGTCGTTTTCAGTATCCCATACTTTATCTGCATTGTCCAGGCTACCAGTTGCTATCCTTACTTTATATTCACGCTCACCAGCGGCATAGAATTGATCATATAAAGTATCAGCAGTTTCAAATAAATTAAGTTCACAGCTTGAGCCTATTATGGGCGTATAAAAGTCATCATCGCCCTCCCATTTAATTATAACTGGATTTGCCTGTCCTACTAGGGGAAAAATATCGCCATCGTAATCTTTTTGTAATATCTCAGCGACTCTATAGTTTCCCTTTGTATCAGCAAACTCTAATCTAAATTTGACTCCGTATGCCATTTACTTATTTTATTCTGCTACGATTTCTATCGGCTCTCTGCAATGCCACGACTAAATCCTGTCCGTTTATTTTAAACTCTCCGCCTACGTTTACATTTTGATTTCTTTGTCCCATCATTCCTTGGAGTTTGTCTAGTGGTGCGATTACCTCTGGATTTGATTTAGCTCCAGGATATTCACCCATTAGTCCCATAGTTGGACCAGATACGATACCTCCATTTGCAAATTTTGGAATAGCTGCAAATGCTGATAATATACCCCCCACAGCAGTCGCTATAAATGCTGGCTGTGTAATAATTGCGGCTGGTCCAGTTGCTGCTGCTGAGGCACTTGCTCCAGCTACAGCCTGGGCAATAGATTGAGCTAAAAACATAGATATTAGTTGTAATACTGTGCTAGCCATTCCGCCTAAAAATCTACCAAAACCATTTTCTGCTAATCCTAAAGCGCCTATAGCAGCCTCTCCAAATGTATAGAAAGCGTTTGCTACTTCTCCACCTATCATATTACCTAGTTCTTGGAGCCTTTCCTGTTTGGCGGCTAAATTGTCTAAAGCTACTGCTGTCTGTTGAGCTTGCTGCTGCATTGCTAACAAACCTTTTACTCCAGCATCTACAGCTCCTGGATCTGGCGCACTAATTCCGCCTAATCCATCTGTTTCGACTTGTTGAGCGCCTACAGCTATATCACCTCCAGCAAACTCTCCAGTAGCAGCATCAAAATCGCCTTTTTCAACTGTTAGTGATATTGCTGAAACTCTTTTAATATCTCTTAAAGCTGTGCCTAGATTTTCAGTTTCTTTAGTTGCTGTGATTAATGGTTTACCTAAATTCTCTAATGATGCTTTTAATTCTGCATTTGCTTTGGCAGCTGCCTCAGCATCTTTTTTCTTTTGTGCTAATGCCTCAGCGGCATCCTCTGCCTGTAAAGCAGCAAATTTCAAAGGATTACCTAATGACTTTAATAAATTAAAAAATGTTTTTGTTCTACTTACAGCTGGCTCAAGTCTATGTAGGTACTCTACAAAACCAGCTACCAATGTAACTACAGCGGCAGCTATAGCACCAACTGGGTTAGCTAGCATAGCAATAGTTAAATTTTTAAAAGCTGATACTACTTTAATTATTATAGGCAAAGCAGTAGCAAAGCCAGAGGCTACTAATCCTATTCCAGAGGACATTGATCCTAATACTACTAAAACTGGTCCAATGGCAGCGGCAATACCGCCAATAATCATTATAGTTTTTTTAGTACCCTCATCTAAATCTTTAAATTTCAAAAGTACAGCGTTCGCCTTTTGCACTAGTTTAGTGAAAGCTGGTAAAATAACAGCTCCAAAACTAGCGCCTAATTCTTTCATTGACTCCTGGAATATTCGCATCTGGTTTGCAGCACCCTCAGATGTTCTAGCAAAATCACCCTGGGCGTTTGCTGTCTTAGACATTACAAACTGATAGCGGAGCTGTACCTTTTCTGCTTGAGTCATTTCTTTTATAGTCTTTTTGATGCCTTGCTCCATAGCAAATTGCTCCAAATTGACTTGAGTCATTACAATACCTAAACGCTTGAGGGATTCTGTTTCTCCAGTAAATACGCCAGCAAGTGCAGTAGTAACCTCCTCAATGTTCATATTTTTAAAGGAGGCGAGATCGCCAGCAAGTCCTACTAAAGAGGTAGATAAATCAGCAGCAGCATCTACAGATAATCCCATAGAAGTTGACATATCACCAAAAAGAGCCGCCATATCTAAAGCAGTACCCTGGGCAATACCAAACTGCTGTAAAGTAGTTTTAGCAAATTCTCTGACCTCTCCAGATGCCTCTCCAAAAGCTACATTAACTTTGTTTAGAGATTCCTCAAAATCAGATGCCATTTTTATTGCAGCTCCTCCAGCAATTCCTAGAGGTAATGTTAATCTAGTGGTAAGCGATTTACCTATTCCAGATACCTTACTGCCAAAAGATTCTAATTTACCAGATGCCGTATTTAGTGCTTTAGTTAGCTTACTAGCATCCCCTATAATATTTACTTTTAATTTTTGCTCTGCCATAGTACAAAAATACTAAAAAAAAAGGCGTTAGAAATTAACGCCAGCTGCTATAGCTTTCTCTTTAAATGATTGATAATCCTCTTTAGTGCCTTTGGGTTTTTGTGCCTTGTTAAATTTATCCTGTGGTAGTGGAAATAATTTCTCTGGTTTTATCATTTGCTGCTTTTTCTGGCAGTTGACATTGTGTATCATTGTAGATAGATACCTAATGCGCTCCCATTCCAGATTCTGTTTTATCATATAAGACTCGCCTAGTAGCTGATTTTCTCTCCAGGTGTATATCCAAAACTTATCTGGATCAATGCCGACTTGCCCTATATAATAATCCTCAATGTCATCCCAAGTTAGGGAGTCGGCTGCTGCTTTCCCTTAGTATTGGCTACAGTTTTAGCCTGGCGATCTATTCCCATATTTAGATCATTTCCTAAAATGCGAGATTCCATCATAGCTGAAATCATTTTCTCTAGCTCCTCCTGTCCTAGATCCTCTAGCCAGGCGCCTACTTTAAATTGATTGTAATCTATCTCATTGCCCTCCTCCTGGTCGTATGCTAACATAGCACTATAAACCAAAGCTCTTATAGCTGAAATAGAAACGCCACCAGAAAATAGGTCACCTATTTTATCCAGTGGCACGTTCATAATCTCTGTAAAGTTTGCCCAGAAATTCATACTAAAGTGCAGCGTAACATTACGCCCACCTAGCTTAGTGGTATAATACCCTCTCCTCTTGTTTGCCATTATGTCGTTACTTTATTTTAGTTGGTAGACTTAGTGATAGCGCCTGTCAATGTAATTGAACCGCTGTAGCTTACTGGTGACTCCATCTCAGCGCTCATTTCTACACTAGAAAGGAATCCCTCAGCAGTATAAATAGAATCGCCTGTTTCGGCAGTTCCAAAAACGCAAGTTAATTGAGTTCTAGCTAGTAAGTAGTCAGCTAATTCAATAGCATTAGCAGTATCATCATAAGCTACTAACCCATCAAAAGAAATCTCTCCAGACATTACTCCAGCGATAACCTCCTGGAATCCGCTACTGTCTTTAGTAGTGGCTTCTGGCAAGTCATTGTTGAGAGTTAATGAGCAGCTAGTAGTGTGACCTAGCGCTGTATTCTCGATCTTTAATATTAGGTTAGTTCCGTTAAATACTCCTGTTGTAGCCATTAGTTTTAAATTTTATACAAATATAGTTATTTTATTATTTATGTTTTATGCTGCTCCAAATGTTATATTTCCTGTTCCAGCTGTGAATGTGGTATATTTCTCATCTGTACCTACAGCGGTATTTAAAGTACCAGTTGTTAATCCAGATCCTACTGTAATATCATAATAATCTGGGTAGCGTACTATTACAATTCCAGAGCCGCCAGCTCCTCCATTTTGTGAACCTCCACCACCAGATCTCTTAGCAGCTGATCCACCACCTCCAGTATTTGCTGTGCCAGAATTACCAGTACCATTTGATCCACCTGGTAAACTTGCTCCACCACCATCTCCTCCTGGTAAAGTAGCTGTAGTACCAAAATATCCACCAGCACCTCCTCCAGCATAATAGTTGCCAGTTCCGCCATTGATATTCACCTCTAATCCATCACCTCCATGTCCTATTCCATCGGTGTTTCCAGCTTCACCAGCACCACCTCCGCCACCTCCTCTTTTTGGGCTAACATCTGATTGCCCACCTGAATAACCTTGAACTGGTGAACTTGTAGCAGATCCTCCTGGCTGTACTGATGAACTTAATCCAGTACCACCACCACCACCAGATCCTCCTGTTTTTCCGTGATCATCTGATCCACTAGATTCAGATGTACCACCTCCACCGCCACCAGTAGATGTTATTGTAGAAAATACAGAGTTTGATCCATTATTTCCAGACGTTGCTCCGACTCCTCCAGATCCTCCAGATCCTATGGTTACAGTGTAATTTGTAGCAGTTGATAGGGATAATTGTGATAATGCTGATTCACCACCACCAGATGTAGCACCAAAAGATGTTCGTAATCCTCCAGCTCCACCACCTCCAGGAGCATCGGATACAGTACCACCTCCGCCAGCTCCTCCAGCAACTACTAAGAAATCAACTGTTAAATCTGGTGCAGCAGCAGCAGCACTTCCAGCTCCAGCCTCAGTAGTAACTAACCAGCCTTTAGTAGCGCCAGAATATAATAGCCTAGCGGTTTGGTTATTGGTAGAAAGTACTAAATCATCAGTAGCGCCTCTAAGGTTTAGAGATCCAGGATCTAGTGTAATGTTATTTGTACCAGCGTTTGAGGCGTAATCTACTATAATAATCTCATCCCCAGCACTAGGCGAGGTTGGTAGAGTTACTGTGATAGCAGCAGAGCTAGTATCCACCAAATACCCCTCTCCACTTACAGCTGTAAATGCAGAAGTTTTGGCTGTAGTTTGCCAGTTTATTAACCCTCCAGAATCTAAGTAATCAAAAGTTGCCTTTGTAAACGCCATTGTTATTTTTTAAATATTAATCCTCAGTAACTAAATCCCAGCTAGTAGTATCCTCATTCCAGGTGTACATTTGCCCATCATCTGGATACTCTACAGGAGCCTCCCATAAACAGCTAGACTCATTTAGTGTCCAGCTATCGAATGGTTTTGGCGGAATAAAAGCATCTCTGCTATGATCATAGGTATATCCTATTCCAGCATAGTTTTTTCTAAATGCTTTTGACTGATCATCAGATTCAGCGCCATCTGTATAATGTACACCTCCTTTAGTATTGTATGATGTACGTTTACAAACTTGCTCTCTAATGTTACCATAGTGAATCTCCCAGTTTGTTGGTCCATCATTTTCATCTTTACCGACTATCACCTCAGTTACGATGTTACTCATGTTTAAAAATGCGTAGTGTGCCATTGTGTTTAATTATTAATTTATCTATTTATTTATGCTGCTCCAAATGATATTGTTCCTGTTCCAGCTGTGAATGTTGTTACTTTATCGCTGCCATCTGTAGCAGTTGAGCCAGTTAAACCAGTGCCTATTGTAATTGTATATGCGTCTGGATAACGCAGTATAACTATACCAGAGCCGCCAGACCTTGTAGCAGATGCGTTTTGTTCACCACCTCCAGCACCGCCTCCAGTATTTGCAGTTCCATTAGCAGCATTATTAGTCGAAGCATTATCACCACCTTTACCTCCACCACCAGAGCCGCCAGAGCCTCCACTTGTATTATAACCACCACCACCACCACCGCCAGCATATGTTACAGATGAACCAGTTATAGAAACAGCTAATCCATTACCACCAGCACCTCCTCCAGCGCCACTAGTGTTACCACCTACAGCACCAGCACCTCCACCACCAGAGCCGCCAGAGCCAGTAGAAGTACCTCCATCATAACCTTGTCCAGTTGTACCAGAGCCAGCTCCTCCTCCAGAACCATTACCTCTTGCTGCACCTCCACCAGAACCTCCATCAGCACCAGATGTATATCCAGACCCTTGAGAACCACCACCGCCTCCAGTAGATGTTATTGTAGAAAATACAGAATTAGAACCATTAGACCCTATGCCAGATGCTCCAGCTCCTCCAGAACCAACTGTAACTGTATAATTTGTACTAGTATCTAAACTTAATGCAGATTCAGCAGTAGCGCCTCCGCCAGAGCTACTACCATAAGAAGTTCTTAAACCTCCAGCACCACCACCTCCAGATAAATCTGGAGCAGCACCACCACCTCCAGCAACTACTAAATAATCAACTGTTAATGGTATATCTGGTGGTAAAGCTGTAGCGGTTTCATTGGCGGCATTGTAAGCTATCCAGCCTTGAGTAGCATCTACATAAACAATAGATACTCCACCTCTTTCGTAATTTATTTTAACATCATCAGATAATCCATTAATATTATCACTCGATGTTATTGTGATATTGTTAGTGTCAGCAGTACCAGCATAATCAACTATAGAAACTTCATCCCCAGCGCTAGGTGAGCTAGGTAGTGTGACTGTAATTGCAGCACTTGTAGTATTAACAAAATAACCCTCTCCAGCTGTGGCTGTGAAAGCTGCTGTTTTTAC